CCCACTATTAGAACATATAGTTTTACACTACAACTTGAAAGTCCATTAGGCGGAGATAGTAAATCTTACTCAATTACAGTTATTAATCAGAACACTCCAACTTCACAAGGTGGTCCAGGCAAATCAGTTAATACTAGAATCCCTACAATTTATAATACAAGACCTGCATCATACAATATAGATAATGAATATTATGGATATTATTTATTGCCACCGGGTAGTGAAATTACAGGGGAAACTTATCCTATATCATCCTTAGCCTCAATGGGGACATTTCAAAGTAATAACTATTTTGCATTCAAAATAATTGGTTATGATTTTGATGGAAACATATTACAATATTCTTATAGTGGTTTACCATTGGGATTAACAGGTGATGTTAATACTGGATGGATAACAGGAACTCCTGTACTTTCTTCTCAGGGCATAAACCAATATACTTTCCAAGTTGCAGTCAATAAAGCAGGGGATCCTAGTATACAAAGTCCCTACATATCGTTTGTGATGAATGTAGCAAATAATGTTGATAGCACCGTTGTTTGGATCACACCTGCTGATTTAGGAACTATATTTAACGGCACAGTTAGTACAAAGAGTGTATTAGCAGAAGCCGATGTAGATTTGTCTTATAGAATAATAGGTGGTTCACTACCCCCTAATTTATCATTACTAAGTAATGGTCAAATAACAGGCTATGTTGCAAACCAACCAACAACACAAATTCTTACACAGGGTGAAGAAACAGATTTTAGTTTTACAATAGAGGCATATTCAGCGTTATATCCTGTTGTAAAATCTAGTCAACAATTTACACTAACGGTAGTACAGGAATACAGTCAACCTACTGACATTTTGTATATAAAATGTACTCCTAGTATAGCAGATAGAATTTATATAGATACATTATTATCTGATAATGAGTTAATACCAACATCTTATTTGTATCGTCCAGATGATGTTTATTTTGGTAAAGCATCTAGTGTAATTTATGAACATGCATATGGCATATATGCAAGTAATGTAAATCAGTATTTGGCAGCAATAACTAAGAATCATTACTGGAGAAATATTACATTGGGTGAAATAAAAACTGCTGTGGCTAAAAATGATGCAGGAGAAATCATTTACGAAGTAGTATATAGCGAAGTTATAGATAACCTTGTCAACCCTGAAGGGGTGAGTGTATCTGAGGAAGTTATATGGCCTAGACCTATTGATTTAAATTTGGGCCCATGGTATACAAGTATAACTGATATCTATACAAGTTATGAAGATATTTTAGGACAAGAATATTACACAAGTTTAACTTCTGGATTTGCTAGATTATTATATCCAAATAGTTTATTCAATATGCGTACTAGAGTAGCGCAGAACTTAGGACAAGAATTTGATAGTAGATTGTTACCTCAATGGATGACTAGTCAACAAGCGAATGGTAGTACTTTGGGATACGTTCAAGCTTGGGTAATTTGCTATACCAAACCCGGGTATTCGTCAATTATAAAAAATAATATAGATTCTAATTGGATCGACCCGGCCACTGGTGAAGTTAATAGGTTAAATAGAATTAATTTTCAAATTGATAGATTCAGTGTTAATAAGAGCATTACTTATAACTATGATAACAATACAAGTCCTCCTGCCTGGACTGGGCTACCGAGTGCTACCCCTGTTCCTAATCCATTGGACAGTAAAGATTTTTATGTATTGTTCCCACGTAAAACTATTTTACCCGACGAAAATCAATTATAAATACTAAACGGAACATAACTTATGAGCACAATTAACACAAACGGAATCGATGTAAATTATCCAGTCCCAGGACAAAACAACAGTTCACAGGGGTTTAGAAATAACTTTGCGGCTATCAAAAATAATCTAAACATAGCAAGTGATGAAATTTCTGATTTACAGACTAAAGTAGTATTGAAGGCTGCATTGGATAATACTACACTAAACAATGATATGGCTAACACATTAATAAGTAACGCAGCCGTATTAGGTTTTAGACATACTACATATAATTTAGGTAACAGTTTATCAGGAACTGTTCTTATTGATGTTAGTTTGGGTGATGTACAATATGGAACTGTGTCAGGCAATGTTACATTACAGTTCGGTAGTTGGGCTCCAGTGGGTACACAAAGTAATGTACAACTTGAATTGGCAGTAAGCAATACAGAAGCTGTCATTACATTCCCTAGTGAAGTTGTATTTGCAAATAATAACTTTGGTGTAACTACCTTAGAAAATTATGCCAATTCTGCAAATACCCCTACTGTTACAGTGCCATATGGGGTATCACAGTTAAATTATAGATTAAGTTCTTTAGATTGCGGAAACACAATTGTTATTGAACCTTATAATAGACCTAGAATTACCACACAAATTCAACAGCGTACACCTAGTCCTGTAGGATTCCAGGGTGATGTTGCAGGAACAGTTGCAATTGACGCTAATTATTTGTACGTTTGCACAGGTGATTATACAGCCAACACATATGTTAAAACTGGCGCCAACTCTATATATGGAAACGTTACAAATCATTTAACTGCTAGTGGTACTGCCAGTTCAATAACAGGAACAGTATTAACAGTTGGTGGTACGGTAACAGGTACATTCTTAGTTGGCATGTATTTAACAGGTACCGGTGTTACTGCTGGCACGTATATTACATCGTTGGGGACAGGAAGTGGAGGTGTTGGTACTTATAATATTAGCACTAGCCAAACTGTAGGTTCTACAACAATAACAGGTACAGCCGATTTAATTAATCTAAATAACACAACAAGTTTGACTGCCAATGATCCTATCATTTTTACCGGCGATGCATTTACATCTAATGCATTTGGTGGTCTAACAGCAAATACAATCTATTACATCAAAACAATAGATACTCCGGTATCAGGGGTAATCACTGTTAGCGATTCAAGGACTGGCGGAACTGCAGGAAACGTATTTACATTAACTACACAGAATTATGCCAATGCTAATGTATCCATAACTGGTACTTCATATGACGGTACCGATATATGGAAAAGAATTAGCCTAACATCTTGGTAATAAATACGTTGGATGCAACATCCATTTATAACTGATCTGTCAAATAAAAGCCTAGAAGAACTTCAAGAAACCATTTCGGGCTTAACAAATAAACTAACCTTTGCATACCGTACAGGTAATGGCCCATTGATTAATCAGTTACTAATGTGTATAGATAGTTACAAAGCTGAGTATTCTAAAAAAATGGATGAAATAATGAAGAAGCAAAACATCCAAACAAAAGTTCAAATTACCAATCAATCAAAATGACAGCACGAATCTCCAAAGATTTTACGTTTCAATCAGCCATTCATATCGATAATAATTTTTGTCTAAATTCATATAAGGTAACTTTATGGATGGATGTAATGACAGACAGTATAGATGAGCAAAATATTGCAATGGATAGAATAAAATATTTTATCGATGAAGGATTAGATAATTGCGTCTTTGTACACACAGGATCAGAAAAATCAGTGATTGAAAATTATATTAAAGCTGGTATAAAAATATGTACTTTACCTGAAGAACCATTTGATCAGGTAGTAGGTGCAGTTATTATGTGTAAAATAAATGCAATTACCGAAGGTAAATTGTTTGTTACAGAAATAAAAATTCGTAGTAGAATTTGTGATGATGTGGAATTTTATATTTGCAGTGATGAAACTGTTGAATTTTTAGCCACAAACGAGCCGCATTGGTATACTCAATCTAATATGGCTAACAATGATTGGTTACGTAAGTCCAGTAAAAAAGAAAAAATCGTAGAGCTTAAAAGAGAAATATTAGACTGGGCTGAATTGGGATTGGGTTGGAACAATAAACACAAGCTATCCGAAGATTCTGATGTGGTTTACCTTAATTTGGACAAATAACTATTGATTTTTTATTTTAGATGTTTTATACTATCTAAATGAGAACTGATAAGCACGGGCAACAAATATTCACAGAAGATGATATTTGTAGATTATATCTTTTGGACCCATCACGGACCATAAAAGAAATCATAACTGAAAAGCCCATTTATATTTCCGATATTCTAGAAATAGAAAATCAACCCAAAATTATACCATACTTTGAGTCAAGTATAACTACCCAAGAGTTTGATGGTAACAATCAAGCCGAATGGTTAATACCAGACAATTATAAAAATTTTGACATAGCCAAATATGTGTTAGACCTTTGTCAAACAAATGAAGAACTACAACGAGTGGGACAGGAATTACTCATGTTCCAAGAACGAGGAATGTTTCCATTGTTATGTTATCTCAAATACCTTGTTGATACTATGCGTGAAAATAACGTAGT